AGAATAGGATTATCTAGAGATAAGTCTTTAGAAAATGTAACTAATGACCCACGATTAAGACAAAAACCTGGTGGTGATAGACAATCCACTATGGGCAGATTTCATAGTTATGTAAGTGAAGCTGAGGGTATGGCTCGTAAATGTAAATTCTATACGAGTTTTCAATTACCAAAAGGTCATAACGGCATTGCTTCAGGATTTAATCCATTATATAACACAACACCACCTGTTGGCAGTAATCAAAAATTAGCGTCAGAGGTAGGTGAAGAAGGTATAGGATTTTCACAAGGTGCTCAATTAAGAGCTGTAGAAAGTCAACATAGAAAGCGTGTTCAAGCATTTTGTAAAGATATAACAATGCCACCAAGAATGACAAAAATGACACCTCATCAAGTTTATGGACCTGCTAGACAAATGGTAACAGGAATGTCTATGGCAGATGAGCCTGTAACATTTACTGCTACATTTATGTGCGATAAGTTTTTAAGAGAAAGAACATATTTTGAATTGTGGCAACAAGCAGGTATAAACACCAATTCATTTAATGTAAACTATTATGATGAGTATATATCACCAGTAGAGATATTTCAATTAGGTGGTTTTGAGGGTGCTCAAGAAAGAAATAGTATTACTTACGCTGTATCAATTTTAGATTGTTATCCTACACAAATTGGTGAAATAACATATGCTTCAGCTGAAGACGCTCTAGTTGAATTTACAGTTACATTTGCATACAGATATTGGATTAATTATTTCATTGATAAAGCAGGACAGATACAAATAGGTGATTCAGACTTTAAATCGCCAGAAATAAAAGCAGGTGGTCCTTTAGGTGGTTTATTAGGTAATCTACCAGCACCATTAAGAAGAGCTGGGCGTGATGTGATTTCTGATTTGAAACGAAGATTGCCTATTGGCGATATTACAGGTGGTCGTGTATTCCCACCATTTAATATTGGTGGTGGATTTATCCCACCTATCAACATTTAGTATAAATAGTATTAGTATATTATAGGAGAAGATTATGGCATTACCTAAGGTGGAAACACCAACATATGAATTGACTTTGCCTTCAGCAGATGTGGTGATAAAGTATAGACCTTTTCTAGTTAGAGAAGAAAAAATATTATTATTAGCACAAGAAGAAGGTAAACCTCAAGGTATACAAAATGCAATTATGGATATTGTAAAATCGTGTACCTTTGATAGTTTTGATGTGGCTAAAGCGCCAATGTTTGACATTGAATATGTCTTTTTGAACATACGAGCAAAATCTGTGGGTGAAGTTCAAGAGATAAGAATATTATGTCCAGATGATAAAAAAACATATGGCAAGGTGGAAATTAATTTAAGTGAAGTTATGGTTCAAGTTGATGATGACCATACTAACAAAGTTATAATTGATAAAGCAAGGAATTTAGGTGTTGTATTTAGATACCCTTGTTTAGCAGATATGACTGATGAATTAGTGGACGCTAAAACTGACATCAATAACATTATGGACCTGATTATAAAATCTGTTGACCATATTTTTGAGGGTGATAAAATTTACCCAGCAAAAGAATCAACAAAAGAAGAATTAAATGATTTTTTTAGTGATATGAATCAGGACAGTTTTGGGGAAGTTAAAAAGTTTTTTGAAACTATGCCAAGATTAAGGCATGAAGTAGAAGTAGAAAACCCTAAAACTAAAGTAAAAAGTAAAGTTGTTTTATCAGGTGTAAATGATTTTTTCGTATAAGCCTTGCTCATAACACTCTAGAGGCATATTACGAAGTTAATTTTGCATTAATGCAACACCATAAATATTCTCTAACAGAGATTGAAAATATGTGGCCATGGGAGAGAGAAATATATGTTGGGTTGCTACAACAATTTGTAAAAGAAGAAAACGATAGGATTAAAAAGGAGAGAGGATGATGATACCTATGGAATTATTGTCAATGTTGGCTAGTACGGTCCTTGGAGGCGTGCTATCTATCATGGCTCAAAAAGCAAAAGACGCCGCTGATAGAGAAAAAGCATTTATGGCAAGAGCCGATTTTGCAGCTAAACAAATTGACAAAGCAAGAGATGTGCAAGACCCATTTACTAAAAATACTAGGAGATGGATTGCATTAATATCAGTAATTAGTATTTTAGTAATACCAAAACTAGCACCATTTATAGACCCAACAATGCCAATCTATGTGGGTTATACTGAAACAGTAAGCTCAGGTTGGTGGATATTTGCTAGTGATTCAGATATGACACAATGGAAACCATTAAGCGGTTTAGTTATAACACCACTTGATACTCATGTTGTCAGCTCAATAATCGGGTTATATTTTGGAGGTTCGCTAGTCCGTAGATAATTATGGCAGAGATTGTTCTAGAAGAAGCAAGAGAAATTGGAACAGCGATAGCAGCTCCAATAAAAAGTATGTTGCCTGTACCTGTTGGTGCAGGTGGTATTCAACCTATTGAGGGTGAAGTTATACCTGCTGGTTCTAGAATGCCTGCTACACAAAAAGATAGCCCATTAGCTCAAATGTTTAAACAATTTCTTGTAATGATTAAGAAGATGATTGATAATTCTAAAGAACAAACAAAAGCAATTGAACAAAATACAGAAGAATTAAAAGACTTAGCAAAACCAGGAACGGAAAGAGACCCTGCTAAAGCTTTAGGTAAACAAGAGGTTGATAGACTAAGGAAAGAAAGAGAAGGCGAACTTAGAATGATGAAAGAAGCTCAAGATGAGTTAGATGAGATGAGCCCAGAAGAAGCTAGAGGTGAAAGAGGTGAAACATTAAAAAGGTCAATAGATACTAGAAAAGAAAATGTAGAAGGTCTTGAAAGGACTATCACAGACGCTGGTTTTGCAGTAGAAGAACTAAAAAAAGGTGTGGCTGAAATGAGTACACCTCTAGGTGATGTTTATAATGCTTTGGGTGAGATTGCATTATTACCTGATAAACTATTTGGTGATACATTAAAAGCATTTGATAAGATAACAGGCAATATTTTTGGATTAAATGAAGCATATGAAAATATGAAAAAAAGTGTAAAAGGTCTTGTTAAAGAAGGATTTGAAAAATTAAAATTTAAAGTAATGGACTTTGGTAAGAAAGGTTTTGAAGGTTTAAAAAAAGGATTTAATAATTTTACAAAAACTACTTTACCTGGACTTAAAAAAAGTTTTGGTGGGATAATGAAACAAGGTGCTATGCTTGCTAAATCTTTCTTAGGTATCATAGCAATGAATTTATTGGCAATAGCAACCAACCCATATGTATTATTAGCTCTTGCGATTACAGGTGCAATAGCGGCAATAGCTATGTTCGCACCTAAATTATTTGAACATATAAAAGGCATAGGTCAAGCAATTTTTGATGGTATTGACGCCGTTATGACATCTTTAATTAATGGTGTTATTGGTTTGATAAACATGATACCTGGTGTTAACATAGATAAAGTTAAAACAGAAAAAGAAAAAAGAGCAGAAAAAGAAGACCCATTACATCATATGAAAAAAGCTGGTATGTTGAGTGATGGCGAGGCAGGTTCAGAAAAAGATATGGCAGCTGCAAAAGCTAGACAGGCGATATTAGGTAGGTCTACCGCTGATGAGGGTTCTAGATTTGTTAGAGGCAGAGTGAATGAAGAAATGCAAACAGAAAGAAAAAAAGAAATGTTAGCCGAATTAACACAACAAAGAGCTGCTGACGCTGGTCTAACACCGCCTATAAACATAGTAAAAGGTGGTAACATTGTTCAAAATGCTCAAAGCAATGTATCAATGAATAAAAATATTAATGACCCAGAATCATTAGAAATGGCATATAGAATGAGAGAATTTGGAGTATCTTAAACCTTTAATTCTTTTTCAGTAAATATTTTAAACTCTATATTATTATCTTCACAATACTCTTTTGCAGCTTTCCATTTAGCAGTATTTTTTATGTAGTTATAACTTTCAGTATAATATCTTTTGGTTTTACGCTGATTGTATTTTGGTTTAGATAGATACTTTTTAGGTTTAATTTCTACCATAACAGTTTTACTTGCCGTCTTAACAATAAAATCAGGATAATATTTGTGAACTCTTTTATCAATAGGATTAAAATATGGTATCGCCATTTCTTCACTTGCCCATTGTAAGATATCTGGATTAGTATCACAATATAACATAAACTTTTTCTCCCAAGATGAACGATAGATGATGTTCGCTGGATTACCAACATATTTCTTAGGATTAGAAGGTTTAAACTTACCCTTATATGGTGCCTTGTAGTTTTTACTATATTTACTTGATTGCATATCCATATTTATCGTATAAATAATAGTATGGCATTTACAAACAAAATCAAAGGTGTTATTGGTACACTTCAAAATAACTTACAAGGTGGTGTTGGTGGCGCCATAGGTGGCACACTATCTAATTTAGCCTCAGCAGTTACAAGTCAAGCACAGAACACAAAAATAGCAGCTAAACTATTAAATAAATCACCACTAGAGTTAAATGATGTTGACGCTCTATCACATATGAAAGAAAACCCATATGCTTACGGCAATGTGGCATATCCATCTTCTATTGGTAATATGGGTGAAGGTCATTATATGGTTTTTGATATTTTAATGGACAAAGATTCAGCATTTAAAACAAAAGAATTTGAAGGTATCAACATAAAAGATTTTAACCCAAATGCTAGAGATGAAAATGTATCAAAGGCAACAGGTGCAAATGTAAAAAAAGGAACAGTTAAAAAAATTCAACAAGAAACTGATAATAGAGTTATAAGAAGACCAAATGGTGGTCTAGCAAAAGCAATGGATAGACATACTCATATATCAGATACAATTATGTTGTACACGCCACCATCAGCAATGAAATTTGATTATAAAGCAAACTATGCCGGCGACCAAGGTTTAGGTACAATAGGTAATATAGCTATGGGAATGTCTAGAGATGGCGATTTGTTAGCAAAAATGGGAGGAGTAGGTAGTGCAGGTCTTGAAGGTTTAAGAAATATGGCCACAGGTATTGCAGACGCCGTAACAGGCGACGCCGTATCAGGTATACAAACATTAGGTTTTGGAACATCAAAAAATCCTATGATGGCACAAATATTTAAAGATGTGCCTTTTAGAGAATTTAATTTTGATTATGAATTTATTCCTAGAAATGAAAAAGAAAAAGATGATGTATATAAAATTATAAACTTATTTAAATTTCATATGTTGCCAGAAATGACATCTGAGTTTAGATTTTTGGTGCCATCACAATTTCAAGTGCAATATATGTACAGGTCAAAAGAGAACTCATACATACCAAGAATATCAAGATGTATATTAACAGGTGCAAGTTTTGATTATGCGCCTGAACAACAATTACAGTCATTTAAAGCAGACGCTCAAGGTGCTCCTATGGCACACATAAAAATGACATTGACATTTGCTGAAACAGAGATTATGACAAAAGAAACAATAGCAAAAGGATTCTAATAATGTATTTTAATTATTTTCCACAATTAATCTATGATATGAAAAATAACGGTAACGAAAAACTAGTTACTGATTTATTTCGTAGAGTAAAAATAAGGGATGCTATATTAGATGAGGCGTCCTTATATGAACACTATTATGTTCCTAATGGTGAAACACCAGAGGTAACAGCATTTAAACATTTTGGTGATTCAGAATTACATTGGGTTATTTTAATGACAAATAATATTACAGATAGATATTATGGCTGGCCGTTATCAGACGCCGATTTTGAAAGATTTGTTAACGACAAGTATGACAATGCAGACGCTGTACATCATTATGAAATTACAAAGTCTAGTGGAAAAACAACACAAAATGGTCCAGAAGATTACTCACACAAAATAGAGGTAAATAGCACAGTATCAGGTGCAGAGGCAGTTACAAATAGACAGTACGAAGAAAGAGAACAAGATAAAAAAAGAAAAATTAAATTGTTAAACAGACAATTCTTAAACTCACTTCTTGATGAATTTGAAAATTTAGTTAATAGGTAGATTATGTATGGTTCAATTGATAGAGATAAATTAAATTATCCAGGACAATATACATTAGGTAGAGTGTTAGCTCTATCTTATAGGTCAGTAACACCCACATTTCCTGTATTCATGGATATTTCTGATAATGTTTTAGAAATTAATATCTATGAAGGTCTAGATAAATCTGTTATCACAGGCAACATTGTTATCAACGATTCACAAAATATTACTACACATTTACCTTTAACAGGTTTTGAAAGATTAGATTTTAAAGTGTTTACGCCTGGTTGCTCTAGAGGATATGACTTTACAAGAGAAACAGGTTCACCTGTTTACATTTACAGTATTACAAATAGACAAGGTGATACCGCTAGAAATCAAAAATACATACTAAACTTTTGTAGTAAAGAATTAATTAGAAATGAACAAACAAAAGTAAAAAGAGCATATGAGGGTAAATCAGAAAATGCTATATTTAATATTGTTAGACAAGAATTAGATAGTAAAAAACCATTGTTTTTAGAAAAGACAAGAAGTAATCACAAATATGTTATACCTAAATTAAGACCTTTAAATGCAATACAAATGATAGCAGAGGGCGCTAAACCAGCAAATCACAATGCTCCTGGTATGGTATTTTATGAAGACGCCAATGGTTTTCATTTTAGAAGTTATGAAAATATGTTAGCTATCAACTCACAAAAGGCAAGACCTGCCATTGCTAACTTTATTGTAAAGGTTGCTGGTGCTCAAACACCAAAACAAACCATAGTAGAAAAAATGCAACAAGTTAATTCTTTTGCGATAAAAAAACAATTTGATACACTATCAAGTTATCAAAAAGGTGTTATGTGCAATAGAATGATAACTCACGATATGTTTACTAAAACATTTGATGAACTAGATTTTAATTATAATGATGAATATGGTAATTTTTTTCATACAGAACATGATGGCGATGGTAACAAACAAAGAACAAAATCATCTGTTGCGCCGTTACTAAAATATGGTAATGATAAATTTTCAACAGAACATCCTGAAGCTGTAATTATGTTCCACAGTACAACAACAAAGACACATAATAATTTTGAAGGACCTGAATCAGAAATAGATGAACCAAGGCGTATCAGTTATCAAACAGCATTTAGGTCAATGGTATTAGAATTAGAAATACCTGGTTTTACAGGATTAAGTGTAGGTGATATCATTGTATTTAATCATCCTAATTATGAACCAGCAAATAAATCTAATCCATCAGATAGGGATAGATTTATGAGTGGAAGATATCTAGTCAGTAAAGTTAGACACGAATTTAGTACAGTAGATAACACACATTCTACAATGTTAGAGTGTATTAAAGATAGTGTGATGAACAAATATCCAGAAGAAGCGACAGACACATTTAATGGTAAAGAAAAAGATAACTCAAAAGATAATATTGTTCAAGAACAACTTGACAATGCAGTTATTGAGACCGCCAGTATGAGACCACCAAAATTTAGAAGAGGTAGATAGTGAATAATAATTTTTTAGGGTTTAATGGATTTATTTGGTTTGTAGGTGTTGTTGAAGATAGAAACGACCCAGAAAAATTAGGTCGTGTTCGTGTCAGAATATTAGGTTCACACGACAAAGATAAATTAATATTACCTACAACAGACTTGCCGTGGGCTCAAGTTATACATCCTGTTACATCAACAGGGATATCAGGATTAGGACACACAACCTTTTTAGTGCAAGGCACATGGGTTATGGGATATTTTAGAGATGGTGCAAGTAGGCAAGAACCTGTTATATTAGGGAC